GCCCATCTTGCAACATCACCGTTATTATAAACCCATGCGTTTGAACCGTTTTGAGTTTTACGCCATACAGTTAATTTACGTTGCTGTAATCTTGCAACACTGTATATGTTACCATTCCAGTCAGTTGCAGTCATTTCTAGTTTACCACGTGTAACCGTTCCAGTAGTCAGTGTGCAAACACCATAACCTTGAGTTGTTTTAACATAGTATCTCTTTGACCCGGCTTGCTTTACAATGTCGCCACCAGTGATAGCACTACCGCCAGAATTAACTGTGCCGTTACTTGCTGTGGGAACCCACGATGTAAATGCAATAGCATTTTGTTGATTAGTTGAAGTTGTTATTGCGCCTGCAACAAAACCTGTACCTACGTCTTGAAATGATATGTAGGCAGCAACAGTTACCGCACCAGCATTTGCTGCCGACAAGTTAACAGTATTACCAACAACAGATGTAACATAAGTAGCACCTGCATTAATACCAGTACCACTTGCTTTCATACCTGCAAAAATTCCAGTTGCAGTTGTGACATAAATTACTGATTGACTAATAGTACCTGTGGCGGCTGTAGAAACAGCGGTTGCTGTAGTAACTGATAGTGTAGGAACAGTTGTATAACCAGAACCTTGATCTGTAATAGTAATAGCAAGACTACCTCCACTATTACGTGAGAATGTAGATGTTGGTCGAACACCACCTACAAGTTGTGGTGCTGTAAACAACGGTACTGAACCTGCTGAATACAATGTACCACTATTTGTAATAGCAACTGTAGCAACACCCTCACCACCGATACCGTTATCGCTTGTTGTATTTGCAGAACCTACGTTTGTATTTCCGAAAAATCTCTTTTTAATTGGACGTCCCATTTGTTTCTCCTTTGATTTATGAGCGTTCTAGGCCCTACGCGGTGGGCGCCGCATAATAATCTAGACACTATATTTAACAAAAAACCCGCCGAAGCGGGTTTTTGATTGCTTTAATTAATCTTTTAAGATTAACGGAAGCTAACTGTTGCGCTAGTGATAGCAACTTTACCTAAGTAGTCAGCGGCATTACCTAGAGAAGAAGCAGTGTTGCTTAACTCTACATAACCGTAACGTGTTAGGAAGCCAACTACTGGCTCGAATGTGTTAGGATCTAACACAACACCAGAACTCATTAGAGGAATGTAAGGGCAATAGAACGCGGCTGCATCAGCCTCGCTAGTACCTTTATAACCAACTAATACTTGGTTGTTATCATCAGTGTCTGTCTTATATGCGTCAACATAAATTCTCATTGCGCCATTCAATGTACCAACAAACTTGGTGTTTGTAGGAGCTTCGAAAGTACCTTCTGTAGTGCGAGCAAAAGCAGAAGTTGTAGCACTTTGTAGAATTGTAAGAGCTTGGTTACTTACAACTGCCCAGTTAGCGGCACCACGACGTGTACGCTGAGCGATCAAGTTAGCAACACGGTTGATTTGAATTGCCAATGCGGCATGCTCATCACCAACGAATGTAGCTGTACCAGACACTAGTGACTGGTCATATGTTTGCTCAACGGAAGCTAGGTTACGTAGAGAAGCTAGGATCTCTTGGTCGATTTCAGCAGTAATTTCTTGTGCTAAAGCGGCCATGATTTCTGCCTCAATGTCAATACCTTGCATAGCTTGTGCATCTTGAGCAGCCTCAAAAGTCCAACGTGCGCTTAGTTTACGAGACTTAGCTTCGACTGGTGCTTTCAAGATTTGAATGCTCATACGCTTACCTGGCATACCTTCTAAAACTGCTGTATTAGTAGCTTTAGGAGTTGCATCAACACCGTTACCACTATAAGCGGCAGCGATCTTGAATGGGCTCAATGCCTCATCACCAGCAACTACGCTATCGCCAGCTGATGTATCAGCATAACGTACACGTAGAGTGTGGATTTGTCCAACAGGGCCAGTCATTGGTTGTACACCGATGATTTCGTTGGCAATAACTGTTGGCATTACACGACGGATAACTGGAAGAATAACACGGTTAAGTGTTGCAATGTTACCGGCGGATGTTGCACCAGCGGTAGCACTTTCTGCTAGGTATCTACGTGTGTTTTCTAAACAAACGTTCATGCTTGACTTGCGGGTACCGGATAGGCCTTCAAGCAGAGCGTCTTTGGTCTCTGACCATCTTTCATTTAATAATTGTGACATTTATAGTCTCCTTGAATTATAATTATTTTAGACCCGCGAGTTTGCGGATATCTAAAATGTTATCTAAGCCTACCTGTGGCTTGCTCTCTTTATCGCCAGTAACTTCTGTGCTTTCTGTTAAAGCAACTTTTGTTACTTTTCTCTTCTCGCCTTCAACAACTGCTGGTAGGTATTTGTCATATGCATCACGTAGTCTAGAAGTTTTTACACTTTCTAACAACGATTGCATGACTTCTCTCTTGTCAGCACTTAAAGGTGCTAACATTTCGCTCATCACCGTCTTACGCTCCATCAAATCTTTGGCTACACGAATTTCGCGGTCCTTAGATTCAACAATAGTGTCTTTTTGTGACATAGCATTTTTTGCTTCAGCTAACTCTTGTTCTTTCTTCTCGATAACCTTTAACAATTTACTTGTTTCAGATTTTTCGTTTAGATACGAACCAGAATATTCTTGTGCAAATGCTTCAAATACGCGGCGTCCAAAACTGTTCTCGCGGGCACTATCAATATCTTCTTTCAATTGCTTGATTTCAGAATTTAATTTGCTAGTAACTGCTTCTTGAACAACTGCGGCGCTACGTTGTATGAATTTACTCTTAATTTCTTCAAACTTGCTTTTTGCTTCACGTACTAACTTAACTTTCGTTTCAGCTAGATCACGCTTATCAACTGCAAATTCGTTGATTTCCTTGGCCAGTGCGTGTACTACGAACTGTTCAAGTTTGTGGAAGTTTTCCGTAACTTTCTGACGATCATTTTGGAACTCTACCAATTCTTTTCCTAACTGTCCTAGAATAAATGACTCTAATACTTTTGCATCAGATTTCATTTTGTGTTGATAAGCAACCTTAGCTTCCGCTAATGCTTTCTTATCTTCTACTAGTTCAGCCATTTCTGCGGCCAATCGCTCGCTTAACATCTTGTCGATTGCTTCAACCATAACACCTTTATCGTGTGTATACTTTTGAGCAAATTCTTCGCGAAGTTGAGCGGTGACTTGGTCGCGATTCTCTTCGATTTTTTTAGAGAAAGCGGCTTCGATGACAGATTGTGTTTCTTCTGTCATTACACCACTTTCAACTAATTGTTTGAATGCGTCCAACATCACTATCTCCTATCCGGTTATTTTAAACCGTTTATAATGTTAAGCATCGCCTCGCGGAGATGCTTCTGTGCTTTGGGATCTTGCTGTACTTCTTGCGCCACCCTAAACGCTCTACTACCACCTCTTGCATTTAAGAGATGTTCGTAAACCGGTGTTGGATAAGCTCCAGGCGCTGAAGGTTGGGCAACTACATCTACAGTAATAATCTCAAATTCTGCCACTTCGCCAGTTGCATCGTTAACGGTGCCGCTACCTCTGCTACTTACACCAAGTTTTACGCCGCTTTCAAGCATAGTACGAACTAGATTGCCCATTGGCGTTGGAAGGATCTTCATCTTTCCATAACCATTAGGACCTTCCATCCACATGTTTGTTATCATGTGGCTGACACGGTCTAAATTCACTTTTAGATCATCCGGATGATCTACCTCACCTAATACAGAATAACCATTTTGTATTTGATCGTTGAGAGTCTTAACAGCATTCTCGATTTCTCGTACTGGATAAACCCGCTGGTTTTGATTTCGAATGCCGCCTTGAATAGCAATGCCTTTTAAGTAAAGGTTTTTGCCATCCTTATCGTCAGACTCTAATACAACTCCTGCCTGATCAAAACTTAAATGTTCTCTTAGATAAGATAGTTTCATCTAGTTTCTCTGATTACTTTTTACCAAACTGTGGTAGGAATTGTTTCTTACCACCGGTATCACCAGTTTGACCGGCTTTGTCGCCGCTACCAGAACCTACTGGACCTGGAGTCTTGTTATTGCCTGGATATCCAGCACCTTGTTTAGATACTGTTTTAATACCAGACTTAACACCGTCAACATTGTGTGTACCACTACCTGTAAACTTGCCTTTAGTAGCACCAACTAGACCACGTGAGCCTTTGTCAGCATTAGGGCTTGTACCAGTATTGCTACTAGTGTCAGTACCTTTACCACTTAGGATGTTACCTGCGTTTGCACCGGTACTTGGCTTACCACTTCCTGAACTAATTGGACTGCGGCCTTCAACAGGTGCGCCATCTTTATCACCAGAACCTGCACCAACGTACTGTCCTTGCGACTTCATAGAACTACCTTTGTCCCAGTCGTTACCAACACGCTCAACGTACTCACGCATAGGGGTTCCCATGTTTTCGTCGTCTTCTGGCTCGTCTTCTGGCTCTTCTTCGCCTTCTTCTTCATCACCAAAACTTGGTTCTGCTGGCTCTTCTTCTGGCTCGTCACCACCGTCACCACCGTTAACGATAGCGTCAAATTCTGCTTTTAGTTGCTGTAGAACGTCAAGAATTTGTTCTTCGCCGGCGGAAACTCCACCTTCGGAACCTTCTTCACTTCCTGGACCATTTGGATCTGTGATAGCATCAACTGCACTGTCAGCTGGGTCGTTATCGCCACCAATTGACATAGAAGTTTCGTC